CGTTAGCAAGAATAATTCCTCTTAATCTTGTTCTTCCGCCAAATACAGAACCAGTTCCAGTAACTCTAACCGCTTTTACATCTGATTTCATACTCATTAATTTCTCCTAATTTTAAGAGCTCCCGAAGGAGCTCTTTAATTTCTTATTATGCTACCGCTGCGCCTGTAGTAACATCAACAAAATTTGATCCGTTACCAAAGCAAAGAGATCCAGTTAATGATGCACCTGTTGCATCAGAAACGTAGATTACCAATCCAGCAGTCGCTGTAGGTAAAGTTGCTAAAGTATAAGTTGGAGCAATAAATCCATTATCTGATTTTACTGGTCCTGAAAAAGTTGTTTGTGCCATAGTTATATCCTCCTAGTTTATTTGATACAGTCTCTAGGCCGTCGACTATACGCGTCCGTATCAAAATTTATGTATAGTGATTAGAATATATATAATATTTTAAAGAAGTGCAAGGTATCCCGTAGTCTAAACACACTTTTTGTTTAATGTTAACTACTTAATTAGCCAGCAAACTGATGTATTTCTAAATCAGTAGAATTAGCATAGTTATATGCCTCTTCTTCTTGTGCTTTTAAGATGGATCTAATTACCTTTTTGATCTCATCTCCTAATTGTAGCATATCAGTTGTTATTTTACCCTCATTTTGAAGATACATCTCGTTCCATTTGGATTCCAGTTGTATTTTCTTCGCGAAGAGTAACATTGTGTTGTTTGCCACGTTCAACCTCCTCATAGGTTATATAAAATCCACCTGTATATCTAAGTAGATTTGGTTCCCATTCTATAGCATTTTTTCCCAGATAGTCAATAATTTCTTTATGGACCTGATCCATAGTAATCATAGAACTATCTGTCTCATGATAGAATTTTGTCTGTAATTTTTTAGTAAAAATTTTAAAAAGGTAGGTTCTCTTCATCACATCTTTCTCTAACATTTTAAGATGGGCGGGTCAAGCCCGCCCATCGAATCGGTATACGATTACGCGCCTGGCGAACCGAAGATACCTCTAGGATCAGACCAACCGAAGCTGTATCTTTCTCTAGCTTTATATCTTACGTTTCCAGTGTCAAAGTCGCCTTCCATCTTAGTAGTGATAGAAGCTCTGTTGAACATTTTCAAGCCGTTAGGCACGTCTGTCTTGATAAAGAACGCATCAGTATCAGTTAAGTAGTTGTTTACTACATAACCTTGAGGAATCATCCCCATGTTTTTGATTGCGTTGATATCATTGTCAGCTGTTCCAACTCTTTGAGCAGATTTCATTAATCTTTCCGCAGTGAATTGTAGTTCACTAGGGATGATTAATTTCATTCCTCTCGCAGCGATTTTTAAGCCTCTTTCATCAACGAAAGCAGCGATATCAATTAATGCTTGCTCTAACGAAGTCTCGTTTAAGTCAGCAGAAGTTGAAAGCTCGTTTTTGAAAGTTCCAGCGATGATTGGGTGGTCAGTAGCACAAAGCTCCTTTCCATCACCACCAGCATAAGAACTGTTAAACGCATTGTTTAATACGTTTGCAGCTTTTACTTGCTTAGTGTTCGCCATAGATCTTGCTAACGCTTTTGTATATCTAGACGCTAGTCTGTCATACAAGTTGTCTTCAATCGCTTCTTCTGTGATTGAGAAAGCAAGAGCTATTGTTTCGTGAGTGTATCTAGCAGTGAAAGTTTCCTGAGCGTTGTCGTAAGTCACTCCAGATCCTTCTGGTTTAACTTCCGCATTCGCGAAACCAGATAACATTACTTCTTCTTCAAAAGCTCTGTCACTGTTTTCTGTGTCGAAAATTGCAGTGTGCTGATTCTCATAGTTTTTATATTCCAGGCCGAATAGGGCATTCAATCCTGGCTCTAGTTCTTTAACTAGTTGTGATCGTGATATAGCCATATAATTTTATCCTCCTATTATACGCCTGCAACTTGTTTCAAGAAGTGCTCATTAATGATCACTACCCAGTTAACGTTAGCAGATGCTAAATCGCTATTACTAGGGTCTTTAGAAACACCAACGATTTTTAATTGACCGTTAGTAGTACCTAAAGAAGAATCATCTAGTTCCACTTTAGAAACGAAGTTTGGTGTAGCACCTGCTGTATAAGCGATATCCGCGTCGTTAAACACGTCTGTCTGAGCAGAAGCTCCACTGTTGTTTGATTGTATTTCGAACCTTTGATAAGGATCATCTGCCACGAAACCGACAATGTCAGTCGCAGTATTTGAAGCCTTCAAATGGTTCGCCCAAGTTGGTTTGCTTGTTGAAGCATCAGTATAGAAAACACCGTTTAGTGATCCTAATAAAACATCGCCTGCTGCAGCTACACCAATAGTTCCAGTAGCTAAAGCAGATACTGGATCGTTTTGGTATATAGCAGTTGCAGAAGCTGCAATGCTGTATTCGGATAAACCTTGAGCGTCTCTATTTTGACCAACTTTTCCGATTGCTTTCATACCGAAAGCAGCGTCTTGGTTTGCCATAGTTTTTACTCCTATAATTGTTTAAGTTTATCCAGTGGTTTAGGAATTGTTAAAAGATTAACTTTTCTTTGAGCCACCGAAAGTAACACGAGTCTGTCTATCACTATTGATAGGCATACTTGGATGCTGTTCCTTCATGAGATCGTTGTTTACTGCATGGTCTCTATCTTGAGTTTGCTTATTGAAATAAGCTTCTCGAGACTTTGCGATCTCTTCTGGTATCCTAGCCAGCAATAGGCCGCCAACCCCTATGACTCCTGCATATTTGCCTTCTTTAACAGTTGGATAATCTGTATCAGGATATTCATCGCTTCTAACGAGTTCAAACCCTGATCTTAGTTTACCTGACATGTTCTTTGTATCATCAAAGCCCATGCTCTCGGCTCTTATCCATCTGTGTCTGAATCCATCAGGCGCAGGTGGTGCATCAAGTGATGACGGGGGAGTCCAAGTTTGAGGTCTAGTTGACTTCGCTCTTGTCTGACTCACGCGTGAAGCCTTTATATTATTATCATTTTCCATTACGCTTATGCCTCCTTCGCGGTTAATTGTTTTGCGTACTCTTCGAGTGGCACACCTAATCTTTTAGCAATTGCTACTTGTGACGGTGTGAGTTTCACAGTTTTTCGGCGTCCTGTTGCGCTTGGACGTTTAGCTGATGCTACAGTTTGAGATGGTCTAGATCTCTCCTCTGTAGAATTACTCTCAACCTTATCAAATTTATTGGGAAATTCAAGTCTTATTCTCTTGTCTATTTCACTATAATATTCGTCTGATTGAGGGTCAAAACCTTCTTCCTCGACTAGTTTTTTATGTATATCAAAAGCCGTATAAGTCATGGCAGAATTGTTACCAAACCAAGAGTTTTTAGCTGCCCAAGCTTCTGCTTTAGCATCTGTTCTAACTCCTTCAGGTAATTCATAACCATTATAAGCATAACCTTCTTTGTATTGTTGAGGTGTTATGTTTACTTCTTTTTGTGACTTTTGTTCTTCATGAGCTGATTTTAAGACTGAAAGTCTAGTTGAGTCTGCATTAAGTCTAGCAATTTGTTCTTGTGCTGCGACTTGTGCATCTACATCACCAGATTCAATTGCATTTCTTAAAGATGCTCGTGCAGCTTCCATGTTTGTTTTAACTCTCGTTTCAAACTCGGAAACATAAGACTGATCAAGTTTAGAATATCTTTTTTCATATTCTTCCCTTTTTTGCTTTTCAGCATGTGCATAAGCAATTGCTTCTTCTTTTTGCCTTTCAGCTTCTCTCATTTTACGAGTTAATTTAGCAATACGTTTTTGAACGCCTTCGCTATATTCTTTTAACTCGTTTTCCTTCTCATCTTTTTTATCTTCTTGAGCTTCAACAGGTTTTTCATCAACTTGTTCTATCTCAATCTTCTCTTCTGCAACAGGCTCTTTTATCTGCTCGTTGTTTTGATCTAGATTAATTTCGGCTCCTTCTTCTTCGCCAACATCAATCATAGGTTCTTTATCTTCTGGCATAGTGCTCTCCTATGTTAAATATGATGCAAGACTGCTTCAGGATCTTTAATAGTTCCTAGCACCTCGTCATCGTTTAGTATACGCACTTCTCCACCTTCTATTGGTAAACGTGATCCTGCATATCTTGCAAAGATCACCCAATCTCCTTTTTTGCACCATGGACCTGTTGCAAATTTTTCTTTATCTGCATACGCTAGTGGTCCCATTTTAATTACATATCCACAATTGGTTGCAATACGTAATCTATCTAATGATTCTTGTGCAATTAAAATTCCGCCTTTTGTTTTATCTTTTGGAGTAAAAGGTAAAACTAGTAATCGATAACCAGATGGTTCTGGTAATTGATCAGAAATAGATTCTATATTAGTCTCATCAACTTTTTTAGTTGGTTCAACACCTTCTTCTTTATATTTTTCTTGTAATGCTAGTCTAGTCTTCGGGACTTCCGTTGAAGTCGACTGAGACGACGTTGTCTCTGTTTGGTTGCTCATCTTCTTTTGGCTCCTTATCTTGTAGCAGGTTAGAGATTTCCTGTAGTGTTAATTGTATGGCATGTGCCTGCCCTAATAAATACTTGTATTTCTCCATATTGTCAACACCACCACTCATCATAGTGTCGCCAATTTGTTGAAGACTATCTCTTAGTCTTCTTTGTGTTTTATAGATTATGGTTATTGGATCATCTGACATTAACAATTCCATTTTCTAAGACTTTTATTAATCCTAGAATTGGGATCATTAGCAGTTTTTGCTGATGTAAGTCTCTTCTTCATTCCACTCATTCTAGCGCAGAAACTTTTTCTGCGATTTGCAGCCTTAGAACCTTTCTTTAATTTAGAAGGTTTGGTTGTAACAGCCATAGAAAGTTTAGAACCAGGGTTCGCTGCACGATAGGATGCAATACCTTTTCGATTCAATCCACCTGATTTAGATTTACCTTCTTTACGCTGCCAAGCTGGTGATCTTGCCATATTATTGACATGATAAACACTCATCAGAATCTTTATCAAGATCTGCTAGTGTTTCCTTTTTTACTGGTTTACATTTGTCGCAGAAAAATTCATTATCTGTTACTTCAAACATCTCATGACATTTTCCACACTCGTTTTTCATTTATTTCTTTTTAGGAAATCCAGCTTTCATATTTGCATATGCTTTTGCTGATATAGTTGATTTAGATTTAGGTCTTGAAATGCCCTTTTTTTTACGAGCATTTATATTTGCCCAGAGTCCAGGTTTAGCTGAACCACCTTTTTTGTAACCCATTTTAGCTGCTACTTCTGGTGCAGCTTTTTTTAAGGCAGCAATGCCTTTTCCTTTTTTACCTGCTGGTATTGGTTTTTTCATCATTATTTTTTCTCCTTTTTACAGTTGCATTCATGATTACACAAACATTGTGTAATACCGAATATCTTACAAACTAACTCACATACTTTTTGTTTTATCTTTTTAAATAAACCAGACCACGTTTCCATATTATTTTTTTCTCGCCTTTCCCCAACCAGTTAATTGAGCACATGCTTTTCCACCATACTTAAATTGTTTTCGTTTAGCATATTCTCCAGCAGTTTCAGTTTCAAACTTTTTTAACTGTGTTTTTGTGCCATTTGTTACTCCAGCTTTTTTTAATGTTTTAACTGAAATCATTTATCTTTTTCTCGCTTTACCCCAACCTTTAAGTTGAATACATCCACCGTCTTTTTTACCAACTCTTTCTTTTTTACTATCTTCGTATTTTTTGATTCCAGCGACTGCTGCTCCACCAGCTCCAGTTGCCCCACCAACAAAAGTTGCATCTTTTTTTAATTGTTTTATTTTTTTATCTCTGGCTTCTCTATTTAATTTAATTTGTTCTTTAACACTGCTTTTTAATGGTTGTGTTTCCGCATCACGTTCCATTCTTGATTTATTGAGACTTTGTTGAGTTTTGATATTATCTTTTCTCATCTCCATAACTTCTTTCATGTCTTTTGCATGTTTTTCACCGAACTTTTTTCTTTCCGATAAAGGTTTTACCTTTAACATTGCATCTTTAATTTTTTTACCTGCTTTAAAATATTTTAATACCATACTATTTACCTTTTTTTGTGTTTATGATGTCTGTAGCTTTAATTCCATACACAGCAGCCACGACTGAAATCCATAAACCAGTTATCCACCAAGGCATACCTTGTAATTTCTCAAAATACAAGTTTAATTTTCGTTCCATGTCTGCATCTTCCGCAAACACAGAATATGCAAGTAAAAATAATGGGCTGGACAAGGTCAAAAGTATGAATTCGTCCTTCCAATCGTTTTTTTGATTTTCAAAAACCTTACCTTGATACTCAATCTCACCTCTTTTCATCTTTTCTGCATGTAAAAGTGCAGCTTCAGACATTGCGACTTCAGATTTTTTCTTATTTTGATAAATTTCAAAGCCAGCTTTTAATCCAGAGCCTAATAAACCCCAAGGTATCATTATTTTTTCTTCTTTTTACTCATTTTTGCTTCAGAAAGTGCAATTGCAATCGCTTGTTTTGGATTTTTTACAATTTTTCCTGATTTTCCGCTATGAAGTTTTCCTTTTTTGAATTCTCTCATAACTTTTGCAACCTTTTTAGGTCCTCTTGTGATTTGTTTTCTCATTTGTGTTCTACCTATTGCCATTGTTTTTAAGTTGTGCGGCTAAAATAGTTTTATCAAGAGAAGTTTGAGCACGAAGTTCAGCCAAATCTTCGTTCTGATCTAATTTTTCTTCTTGATTCATTTGATTCATCATTGTTTTAACTTTATCTAAGTTAATTCTAGACTCCATTTCTTGTTTCTTACGTTCATTTTCCATTGCTCGTAAGTCTACTTCTCTTGCTTTTAATTTTAATAATGGATCTGAATCAAACTGAGAAGTAATTTTGTTTTCTTCTTGAGCAAATTCTTGTGTCATCTCTGCAATCAGTTGTGCTTTTCTTGCTTCAATTTTTTCTGTCATCATTTGCACTTGTTGCATCATTTGAGGATTCTGTTGTAATGCCATTGGGTTTTGTTGTACTGCTTGTAATTGCATTAACTCTTGTTGAAACTCTACTTGCACTTGTTCTTGAGCCATAATGCTAATGTGTTCTAGAATATTTTTTTGAACTGCACCCATCACCATTGGAGCATTTTTTACCATATTTAGTTGCATGAAATTTAAATGTGCTTCAATGTGGGATCTGTGATCTTGTCCAGGAAATGCTTGGAAGGGTTGAGCTCCAAAAGCTCTGATGTGTTCCATACTTGGATCCATTGGCATTGGTTGTTGTGGTGGAGGTAAAATAGAACTAATGTCTTTTACTCCTAATGCTTCATACATCGATCGATATGCATTATATAAATTATGCATTTGTGGATTGGTTTGTGCTAATTGTAATTGTGCTTGTGCCATAGAAATTCTTTGTGTTTGAGAAAAGATATTTGGATCTGCTATAGGTAAAATATCTACTCGGTCATCAAAGTCTGTTACCTTAATGTTTCGTTGTCCGCCGACCACATCATATGGATATTCTTGTGGTAATAAGTTTTAAATACATTGGCTAATAATTTAAATTCTTGTTTCAGTCCCACATAGAGTCTTTTGTGAATAGCAGACATCACACGCGATCCACGCTCCAAGAGTGCTACCGTCGTGCCCACGGCTGCTTGTTGGTTTCCGTCACCCACTTGCATATCAGCGATAGCCGCGAAACGTTGGCCCGCTGTTACTACGGTTCCTAATAAATTTAAAAGAACCACAGAAGGTTCTTTGAATGGCAATGCCATAAA